ATATCATACGGTTCGCCCGCGCCCACGCCGTAAGCGTCACCAGCGGAGGGGTTAGATACTCCGGCTTGTAATGCGAAGAGGGAAGCGTAATAGCCTAACACGGCAAATCCTTCGCCCGTGTCACCTTTGGCTCCCTGTGCGCCCTGTGGCCCCCTTATATTGACTGTGGCGGGGTTATCCAGCCCGCCGTCATTACTCCACGATAAATCGCCGTCAGCGGTCACAGAAGGCGTATAGTGCGCTCCTGCGGGGCCTCGTTCGCCCGTGGCTCCCGTATCCCCCTTGGGGCCCGTTTCTCCCTTGTCTCCGGGGTCGCCTTTAGGCCCTTGGATACCCTGTTCACCTTTGGGGCCAGTGGGGCCCGTTTCTCCTGCGGCTCCCGTGTCGCCTTTATCGCCTTTCTTGCCTTCGGGGCCTTGGGGGCCGACGGGGCCGGGAGTGCCGTCCTGCCACGCCGAGCCGCTTGCGGTTCGAGTGAGTACCTGCCCCGGCGTTCCGCCCGCCGGCAATCCCCCGCCGCCGGATCCGCCGCCGCTCTGCGCCGCCTCGTTTATGGCCGCTACAAGGGTATTCTTGTCCGCGGTGGTCAGCTCGTCCATGTTGCCGATTTTTGCAAGGAGTTGTTCGTACTGCGTCAGGGATATATCCGGCAGTTCGCCATCCGCAGCGCCGAACGGCAGTACGTCAAACCATACCGGGCCCGTCGTCACGCGGCTGTCGGCCTTTATGCCGGATAGTTTCAGTTCCCAGCGTCCCGCAGTGAGGTTTATTCCCTGTTCTGCAGTGATTTCGCCACTTGCGAGCTCCGCGGTTATGGTCTTATCTCCGCATACAAAATAGGCCGTGATAACGCGGCCCTTCCAGTCGGCGTCAAACGCAAATTTTGCAGTCAGATAGTTTATGCTGTCCGCCACCACAATGGGTGTGCGCAGCATAAGCCTCTGCCCGCGTATAATGCCTGTAAGCATAGTCGCCCTCCTACAGTTTGTATTCTATGACATAAGTGCCGGATATTTTATTCACTTTTACCCGGTCGCCCGCTTTCAACGAGAGCGCGGCGTTATATTTATAGCGTTTCTGCGTAGCGGTAGTTTCACCGTCAAATTTTAATGTGGCTTTGCCGCCGGACACCGCCACCACAGAGGCAAATTTCGCCGCTGATGGCCTGCGCTTTTGTAAAAACAGTGCTTCCTGCTCCTGATATATCACACGAACACCACCTTTTTTGCCTGATGCTCCATGAGGGCGCCAGGGCGTATCTCTATTTTCCAGTCGGTTTCCTCGTATACGCCCACCAGCTCCCCGTTATACAGTGCGATAACATCTCCTACGCCATGGGCCGGGTTTACGGCCGTGTAAAATTTGATTTTCTGCGTTGCAAACATGGATTTCACAGCAAGATTATCCGCGTATTTTTGCAGCGCCGTCTGGCTTGCTATATTATCCAGTTCGACCGGCGTCGCCAATATGCGCCGCCCCCTGCGTACCGTGGACAAAGCCGAGATCATGCTGTCATTTATGCCCGTTGCGGTCATGGGGTTGTCATAGTCAGGGTTAGATACGTTGACGACGAAAACGTTAGGGGCCTCATATATGTCCATTTCCTCTGTGTATTCCGGGGCGATAATACTATATTCGTCGTCCCGATACTCCCGGTCTATGTTGGAGCTGGACGGGGCCTCGTACCTTTCAAGGCGGGCCACCCCATCAAAATCAAACCAAACATCCGAAAAGTTTATCTCGGACAGCAGTGCATTGATGATGGTGAGATATTCCGTTCCTATTTCCCAATCCTCACGGTCTGTGGCAAGAGTGTCCTCGCAATCGTCCATCCGTATGCGCGGTATTCCGGCGTCCCGGATAAGGCTCTGTATCGCAGTCATATATGGCGTCCCCGCCGCAATATAATACCGGGTCTCGGTTTTGGTCTGTTTGAGCCTCAGCGCGCGGTCGTATGCCTCTATGGTGTCCTCGTCCTTGCCGTATTTAGTGTGTTTGGTGGTCAGCGTGCCCACCATGTATATGCCGAGAGGATACTCTATGCCGTCCTTGATGTAATACGGCCTTATTTCATCGTTTAGATAATCCACATTGTCGTTATGCTCGAACACGCCGTACATGGAGGTCTTTATTTCGCCGTCGGCAGCCATGGTGACGGTGGGATAGTCATCCCCCACCGCCGTCAGATTGTGCTCTGTAACAGCCCCGTTGCGTATCACCTCAAAGCGGCTGGCTACTACGCTCATCGTATCAATCATGCTCAATCCTCTCCATGTTGTCCGTTTGCTGTATGCTGCACGAAAATGCCCTGAAAAACTGGTCTATGCTCAGCTCGAAGCCCATCAGCGGGCCGGTGCACAGGCAGCCGTGCTGATCTCTGTATATCACGGTCTTGCCCAGCAGCCCCTCAAAAGCCGCTGCCTGCGCCGCATCGTTAAAAGCAGCGTTAAAACTGTATATTTTGGTTATTTGCTGTGAGGTCTCAGCCACGGGGTACCGCCGCCCGGCGTAAAACTGATACGCTACATCCTGATACGTCGACACGCCCAGCGGGCTATTCTGCGCGGTGGAATATTCCAGCCGCAACCATTGCATTTCGCCCAGCGCCGCTATCTCCGGCGCGTCTACCGAAAGCGTGACCGTGACCTCATTGGACATGGAGTAACTGTCTCCAGCAACGCCGCGCACTTTATATTTGTGCGTCCCTATGGCCATTTGGTCGGAGTATGTGTGTGCCGTGGTTTTTGCTATTGGTATGTCATCGCGGTAAATATAGTAAGTTTTGTGATCCGTTTCCGTCCATGCAAGGGCCGCTTTTTCGCCGCCCGCGGCAAAAAGTGTTATTGGCGCGCCCGGGGTGTTGGCAACGGTAAATTCAGCCGTTCCCCAATCGCTCCAAAGGCCGTATTCGTTCTGTATCCGCACTGCGGCTATGTGCGCGCCATCAGTCAGATATTCTTTAACCTTATACTGCTTGTCAGTGCTGTAAGCGGTGTGCAATACTGCATTGTCGATCTTTATTTGATAGGCAAGCTGCCCCTCGCCGGTCCATGTTATTTCCGGCCGCGGGCTTGAGGTAGCATATACCGTTGGAGCCGGTGGTTTGCCCTGGGCCGTAAATGACGCTTCTTCGCTCCATGCGCTAACTTGATTGTTTGCGTTCGTGCAGCGCACGCGCCATTTTACGATGCCTGCGGCAAAAGTGTTTGGAGGTATATTTACATTAGTGTTTGCCGATTCTGCGGAGGCCAACGCAGCCCAGTCAGTGTGAGATGTGTCCTTATATTGCAGTTCGTATTTTTTCTGTGCTAACCCATCACGGCTTGCGTATGTCCACTCAAAATTTATCGTATCCCAGCTTCCGGCGTATGTGTTTTTCGGTTTTACTGTCGTTACGGTTATTTTATCGTTCGGCCTTAAGCCCTTTATGCAGTAGCTGCCGTCGGGGTTTTGGTCATCTTCTAATTGCGTCGATTGTGGGATTGCAAAAGCGGGGACGACCCCATACGAGAACGAAGGAGCGCTGCCGTGGACGTTGGTGGAGCCCTCCGTGTTGACGAGCCAGACGTAGCCAGAGGAGTACTGCGAGGAAAGCCACCAGCTGGCTGACTCGCCACCCTGTTCCTTTATGCGTCTGTCGTTGTTGGTGTAATATTGGAGGGCTTTGCCCTCCGCAACTTCGCCGTTATTGCCAAAGCCCGCCATAGTGTAGGTCAGGGCGAACATTTTGCGGGTTATGCTATTGCTGCCTTCGAGAGCAAAGGTAACATTCATCATTTTTTCGCGCAGCGTTTGCGGGAAACTGTTGAATATCGTATTTTTTATAAGATTATCCAGTGTTCCGTCCGGGTATAGGCTCGAGTTTCCAAACTTCGAGCTTTCGTACACTCTTTTATATACCAGCACCGCGCCTCCGGATACGAGGTTATTTTTATCAGCCACTTCGCATAGCCTGTTTTCTTCGGTGCCTACCGGGATGAGTATTGTTGCCCCGAGCGGCAAATCTGCTAATGTCGCCATATGTTACCCTCCATACCCCATCCGCACGCTGCGGCGGTAGTTGTTCGCCATGTCTACCAGCTTTTGTATGTCGCTTATCTGCGACATATCAACTCTGATATTAAAGGTGTCGCCGCCCACGCTGCGGCTCTCTTGATTATTCAACACTCTGCTCCCCTTCGGTAAGTCTATCAGTTCCGGCCCGTTTTCTCCCACCCAAGTCAGGCCGCCGCGCCAGTTGTCGGTGCCGGCGGCGTTGCGGCCCGCCCTGCCGCTTTTATAGGCAGAATTGCTGTTTTCGTATATGAGGCGCTGCCTCATGTCTCCCAGCGTCACGTCGCCGCTCAAAATTTCGATCAGACTCGTTATCGCCTGGCGAAAACCGCCCTTAAGATTTGTGGTTAGGGTATCTATCTTCCGGCTCATATTTTCCATGTTTTTCTGCGATACCTCATCCATGACATAGCCCATTTCCTCGGCCGCTTCATACCATTGTTTAATCCCTTCTTTCCCCTCATTAAGGATCGGGTTAAGCTTAATGCCGGATTCGCCAAACAGTTTCATCGCAAGATTATTGCGCTCTATGCCCTCCTCCATATCTGCGAGGGAGAATATAACGCGCTGATATATCTCATCCATATCTCGCATATTGCCGTGTGCATCTTTGATTGGCACTTTGAGTTTTCGAAAAGTTTCCGCGAGCTCTTCGTCTCCCTTTATTGCGGCCTGTACGTTTTTGCCGAGGTCCTTTGTCGTGTCCACTATGGTGTCCAGTGAGACGCCCACCATGCCGCCCGCATATTCCAATTTTTGCAGTTGCTCGGTGGATATGTTGCTTATATCACTCAGTTCCTGCAATTTCTTGTTATATTCAAGGGTCTCTTTGCCAAGGTTGATAAACGCCCCCGCCACCGTACCCAGCGTGCCGGCAACCCCGAGCATGGTCAAATCAACGTCGCCCAAAGTGTCGTCGAGTTCGCCGAGCCCCTTAGGTAGTTGTATGCCCGTTACATCTCCAAGTCCCTCAAGTAAGCCGTTGAGCAGCTCCGTTGCCTGGCCCGTTCCCTTTTCTGCGTCTTTCGCATCCTCCAGCGCCTCGGTGTTGTTTTCGAGGGCGTGCTGTGATTTTATGAGAGCAGCCTCCGTTTCCGTAACTGACTTTCTCATGGCTTGTGTGCGGCTGTCGGTCTCGCCGTATGCATTGGCGAGGTCTAAAAGGCGGGCACGTTGGAGGTCGAGTTTATCGTTAAGGCCCTTGGTTACGTCCGCAAGGTTTTCGTTAGTCGCTGCCAGCGCCTCTACGCTGTCCTCATCGTCCTCGTATTGCGCCGCCAGTTTTTTAGCCTCCGCCCGTGTCTGGCTCAAGCCGCGTTCTATTTCCTTGAGTGCGTCCTTGTACTCCTTGTCTCCCGCGCTCTCCCATTTAGTACTGATGGTCGGCATTACTGTGCACCTCCCAAAAAATAAGCGGACAGGCTAAAGGGTTCTTCTTTCTTTGCCAGTCCGTTTTTGATTTCGCTATTTTTTTTTGCTATGGCTATCACCTTGCGCGGCGTCGCCGATTTCCAAAAATCTTTCTCGCTTTGATGTAAATACACTACCCATATAGTCAAATACCACGCAAAATCTATAGGCCCGGGTTCTGCGTGGCGTTTAAGTTTTTTTCCTCGTCCTCGTTTTTCTCTTTTTGTATCAGCGCGGAGCTCACCAGACAGGTTATTATATCGCTCAGTTCCCGCGTCGCGGCGGGCAAGGTGGGCAGTTTGCGGCCCACCTCCCTCACTTCATAACGTTTAGTTGATCCGATGCTGTCAAGATAATCATTGATCATGGCGGTCAGAAATACTATATTTGCCTGAAGGGTTCGCCGTTTTTCCAGCGCGCGCCCGAAACTGCCGTCAAAATACTCCTGCACATCCGCCAACACGTTCATGTTGCAGCAGAGGGTCATTTCCATGCCGTCAAACGTATACGGCGCAGTTTTTAGCCTAATGTCCATTCGACGCTCCTTTAAATGGTCGCGCCAAAGCAAAGGCTAATCCATGATTTTGCATCTGCTTCGCTGTCAAGCGTGGCCATTTCGAACAGGTTGTTGTTCTCGCTATCATCGCCGAGGAATTCGCCGGTCGTAGTAGGCGTCTGGAATGTGATGGTGTTGTCCTTCGTTTTAAACGCTCTGCTTGGGGGGCCGAAAAGCACCTTGTAGACAAATACGGCGGTGAACTTATTAACGCCGTCTATCATGTCCGGGGCATAAAAGCCCATGCCTACGTATTTGGCAATATCCTTAGTGGTGCTAAGCAGGCTCTTTGCGTTATTGCTCCCGTTCAGTGTGCGTGTTTTTTCGCTCGCTCCGTACATCAGTTTCTGTGCTGCGTCAGGTATATATTTTACGCCTATGCTGACGGTACCGCCGGTTGCGAGTTTTATGTATTCTGCAAGTCTGCTTTCTGAGTACAGGCGTCCCTCTGCAAAAGTGAGTTCAAGCTGCGCCGTCATGGCCTCACCCATGGATATTGGTGTTTCATAGGTTACCGTTCCGTCGTTATTTTTGTATTCGCCAATTTTTATACCTCTCAGGTCTATCGCAGGCATTTATTTCAGTCCTTTCTCTTTTAAAAAGTTTAGAATTTTTAGTTCCAGCCGAGGCTGGAATATCTCAATCGCTTTTTGTTCCGCTTCAGTCCAAAACCGGCTACCCACAAGGTTCGAGCGCCCGTAATTGAGTACGAATGCTATATATGCGTTTCCGGCATATTTTTTTCGTTTGCTGCCAGGCGGGCCTGAATTACTGCCCGTTGCGGTCACCTCTATATACGGGCTGCCATCGCGTTTTTTCTTTTTGAATGTTTTTATAGACCGCCGGAGTGTGCCGGTGCGAATATGGTTGTGTCTTTCGATGTTTTTTTCAATTTCTTCCTTCGTGATGTCTGCGGCCTCTTGGGCCAGTTCTATGTTGAAATCCTCTACGCCATCTATTACGTTTCTGAGTGCAAGGCCAACTTCGTCGAGCCCTTCTATTTCAAATTTAGCCATATATGCCGCCCACGCCTACCGCCGTCATGGCGATATGGTATAATTCTGTATCCGTCTCATATATTTCCGTGTCAACGGCGCAGTTCCAGCCCGCCGCCGCAAATCTGGTCTTTATGTCCTCTATGGCAATTTCGAATGGCGGTGTGTCAGTGTAGTAGTCCACGGCATACATGACGCCGGTTTCTTTCTCCGTTCCCTCGGCGTATAGCGTCCCGATCTGACCCATGCATTGATATGTGATGTAGGTGCGTTGGTCGCCCATATAAGGCGGGTGGCATACGGTGTATCCATCCTTGAGTATCTCCGCTATGGTCATGCCGTCACCACCCTCTGAGCCTTAATCTCCAAAAATTCCCGGCGGTCGCCTATGTTGTCTATGCTGATGATCTCGTAAGGCTCCGGATCCCGTTCATGCCATATGCGGCATTTTACGGTTACGAGGGGCGAGTAGCGCATGGTTATGGTCACGGGCTGCCGCAAGTGCAGTTCTTCTGCCTGATACACCTCCGCACCGTGGACATTCACCCACTTGCACCACACGGGGCCGGGAAAAACATTTTTAAAGTTTTCCGCGCTGAATCCGGCTTTGATGCTGTATTCCGGCGCTTTTATGGTGATTTTCGTTCGCATTTCGCCTGCTCCGGCTTTAATTGCCATCAAAACCACCAGCCTTTATATTGATTCAGCATCGCGCGAACCGCCATACCAATCTCCGCTGGTGCGCTCTGTGCCGTAGCCTCACGATTGGCGTACCAATGGCCTATGAGCAAAAGCATAGCTTGACGTACAAGGTACGGAACTTCCTCGTAGCCTGCGGTATATGTGATAGTTGCGCCGGGCTTATTCACCGTCACAGTGCCGCGGCGCACGTCTGCAGTATACTCCACCGCCTCGCCGTCCACCGTAACGCTGTCCACGCTTATCACGGGGCCACGCGGGAGTGTCACAGTGCCGCTCACCTCCGGGTAAGCGGTTATGGACTGCTCCGCAAATGACTTCCCGCAATAGTTCTCGCAATATTCGCGGGCCGCGCTTATGAGAGGAGCTATTATATCCTTGTCCTCGCTGGTATCGCCGGGGTTATTCCGCAGATGCAGTTTTACCTCTTCGAGGCTTAGCGGTTCCACTGCTGGGGGTTGTCTTGTTATTACCATTGTCGGCCTCCATGGCTATGGCGTAACAGCCCCTGATGAGCTGCCGCGCCGTTGCCTCGTCTATGTCAATGATGGAGCCGGGCGGGGTTACTCCCTCCGGCCCGGCTGCTAAGGTCAACATTTTGATTTTCATCAGCTCGCCTTCATCTTTAGGCGGCTGAACGCCTCGCCTACTACGGGTGCGCCGTCGCCATAGTACTCGACAACGTAGCCTATCTCGTTGTTGACGGCGTACAGCTCGTTAAGCACCTGTATGTAGAGGCCGTCGCTGTCGCATACCCAATAGCCGGTTTTAAAGTCGCCGTATACTGCCACGTACTTGCCCGCGGCTACGGCGTTAGGCGCGTACTCGGACATATACACGGGAGCGCCCAGCAGCATATCAGGCTGTCCTGCCTGCACGGAGGGCTGCCATATATACTGGCCGTCGCTGTCCTTGAGCTTTGCGATCATCTTGCAGAGGTCGCGGTGCATTACCCAGGAGGCCCCACGCATATACTGGCCCTTCACGCCGTATTTGCACTCTATCAGGTCGTCGGTGGCCACGGCGGTGGCGGAAGCGGCGGTAACGTCGCGCCCGGTGGCTATGCCGCTGTCAGAGGCGGTAAAGATGCCCAAAGGCTGGTTAGTGCCCGTTCCGCTCATAAAGGCGTTTTCCTGCGCCGCCTCGATCTTGTACAATATGCGGTCAAGCACGGTCTGATCAGGGCTGGGCGCGTGGCGCATGAGGGTCTTGGATATCTTAATCAGTTTGGCAAGGCGCTGGGGCTTAAATTCGCGGCGGCCGAAGGCGATGGTCGCCTCTTCGGGGGCTGCCGCCACCTCGGTTGTCCATGCCACATCAGACGCATCGGTAGTCAGGCTGGGATACCCAAGGCTCTGTGCCTGACCTATGGGGCCCACAACGTTGCATATCTGGCGCATAAACATGTCATTTTTGAGCCCGGCTATGAGCTGGTTGACAAATTCCACGGGTGCGGTCAGATAACCGGCGGTAGCGTTTGTGCCAAGGGTCATGGTGGTGTTTTTGTACCTGGTTATGGACTCGGGATCGCCCTGCAGTGCACGGGCAAATACTTTAATGTGCTCGTCCTTCTTGTCGCCCAGCTTGTCGATCACTTCACCGGCGGCGCGTTCCCGCTCGAGCTGCTTCTGTTCGCGGATTATGTTAGCGTTGAGCGCGTCAAACTCCTTTTCGAGCCGGTTATAGGTCTCGGTGGATTCCGCGTCCATCACGCCGTCTTCAAATTTGTTCATTATTTCGCGCATCTGGGTTGCGACATTTGCGCGATCCTGCATCATTTCGTAGAGCTTTTTCATCGGTTACTTATACCTCCAAAATTTTTAGTTTAGTCGCTCTGAATCTCTTGCGCTGCTCCTGCAGTGCGGTGTTTATATCTGCTGCGGGCTGGATTGCTCCCCCGTTGTCAGGCTCCCTGTTTTCCGGCGGTTCCTTCGGTGCGTGCTTGTACAGCGCAAACCACTTTTCGCTGTTTACACAAGCCGCGACCTTTTTGTTTTCGATGAGTTCACTTACAAAGCCCATATTAAGCGCTTCGGTGCCGCTCATCCACGTTTCTGCTGTCATAAGGGCGGATATCTCGTCTTTCTCCTTGCCGGTGCGGGCGGCGTATATGTCCGCTATCTGGTCGTTGATACGGTCGAGCTCGTCGGCGGTCCTGCGTAAGTCCTCCGCCCCGCCGCCGGCGTATGTCCATGCATTATGTATCATCAACGTGGCGTTTTCGGGCATTTTGATGGTATCGCCCGCCATGGCAACCACTGATGCGGCGGAGGCGGCGAGGCCGTCTATATGCACGTTTTTTGTCGCCGGGTGGCGGTTCAGTATGTTATACAAGCTAAATCCCGCAAAAATATCTCCGCCGGGGCTGTTTATATACACATCAAGGGTGGATATATCCCCCAGCGCCGTCAATTCTTTTTGAAATTGCGCAGGGGTTATTTCGTCGCCCCACCATGACGTATCGCTGATCTCTCCGTACAAAAAAAGCTCGCCGGCGTTGCCGAGAGCTTTAAACTCCCAAAATTTATTCATTTTTCAGGGGTGCTCCTTTCGCTTGCGCGCTTTTAGGCGCGTTGAGTTTTGCGTTTTCCAGCGGCAGCATGTTGCCGTTGATAAAGTATATCTTTCCCAGCCCATCGGGTATGGGGTTCATATCCTCCAGCTCGCGGATATCGTCAGCACACATCACGCCGTTTTGCCGCATGGTGTTGTAGTAGCTCGTGCGGGTGGCGGTGTCGCCCCTCAGCAGGCTGTTTGTGTTGAATTTAAAATAATACTTCGCCTGCTCCGCCTCGCTCAACAGGTCACGGTAAAGGGCCTGCTCTATACGCACGGATAAAGGATTTATGCAATCCCGGACGAATTCGGCGCTCTGCTGCTCAATATTTGAAAAAGTGGCTTTTTCCAGATCCATGCACATGTGCGGGGGTACGCCGAAAATGCGACATATCTCGGTTACAGCCCATTTGCGGCTATCAAGGAGCTGTGTCTTTGACATGTCCCTGTCCCACGGCTGCGCCGTGGAGCCGTTTTCCAGAAACATCCATTTCCCGGCGTTTTCTGCGCCGCCGTAGTTGCTCTGGAAGTCCTTTTTGAAGCGCTCGTATGCCGTATCGGAGAGTTGCCCCGGATAGGTTATATAGCCGCCGGGGGAAGTACCGGAAAAGCCCCTTTGCGCGTATTGTGTCATGCTGTTATTCAGTCCCAGCACGCTTGCGGCTATGGTCATTGGGTCTTCCGGCGTGCGGTCGCCAAATCTAAAACCGGGAATAAAGACAAAATCGCCCTCCCGGAGCGTTTCTGTTATGCCGTCATAGGTGACGTATATATACTGTTCCCCGTTTTCCCGGTTGGTGTACACTTCCGAGCAGCAGGATGTGGGCAGATTTTTGAGGTGTCGCACAAAGCCGTATCTGTCCCGCACTATGCGGAGATACCCGCCGCGAGTGAGCAGCATGTTTGCCACAAGCATCTGCATAAGCTCATACGCCGTGGTGGTGCGGTTGGGCAGCACATACAGCAGCTTATACAGGGGATGATCCCGTGCCTTTTGTTTGCCCTCCCCGGTATTTTTGTACATGTGCAGGGGCAACGCCGCCATGGTCTTGCTTATCAGGTCAACACACCTGAATACCGCCGCGACCTGCAGCGCCCCCTCTGCGCTTATGGCGTAACCCTGCCCTGCAAGGTACATCTGCCATGCGCTATCATCTGATACGGAGGGCAGTGTTTTAACGTCCGCCGCCCGTATTTCGTATGTTTTGCCAAAAAGTTTAAATCTCTTCACTGTTTACCTCACACTATTCTCAGGCCACGGTGCTCGTATACGCTGCGCTTGGGTTCCAGTTTTACCGCCGCCGCCATCGCGTCTATCAGGGCGCACATCGGGTCTATCCGCTCTATGCTCCGGTTTTTCATGGGTTTTATGTTCTCGTTGCCGTCCTGGGCTACTACTACATTGCCAAACGCCCAGCGCCCGCAAGGGTTCCTCTCGTGGGTCATTTCGCCCTCGCGTAGGAGCCGCTCAATTTCCTTCATCGCTGGGGACATGCCGCTCATGGTCTGGGGTATGGTGATTATCTTCTGCGCCGCAACCTCCTGCTGCATGAGGGGGCGCAGGGAATCTATGCGCCACTCGTCCGCCGCAATATATTTGACGTTATAATCCAGCATGAGCTTGTCCAGATAGTTGGCAATATAGGCGTAGTCCACACAGTTGCCGGGGGTCGCGTGCATATGCCCCGCCTGCACCCATTTGCCAAAAGGCACGTGGTCCCGGTGCTCCCGTTCCCGCATGTTTTCCTCCGGGATCCACGCATCCACAAAAAAGCGCCACTCCGTTTCCTCCGGCAGCGGTGGGAAAAGGGCCGCCACGGCGGTCAGGTCGGTGGTGCTGGACAGGTCTATGCCTACATAACAGGGCCGCCCCAGCATATCGGATTTATGCCAGCCCCCTTCGGTATCATCCCATAGGGTGATGGGCAGCCAGCCGGTGCGTTTAAGCGAGATCCATTGATTGAGCCGGAGCCACCGGAAGAGCTTCTCTGCCGCCGGGCTGTTTCGGGCCTTTATCGCCTCGCTGCGCACATTCTCAATTTTGATGGATACGCCCAGCGAGGGATTGGCTAAGTACCAATTTGCTTCATCGTATATGTCCGCGTCCTCAGGGACGGTATAGATTTTGGCGTAAAACGCCGGGTCTGTCAGTTCGCCGCTCAGCACCTTTGTTGCTATTTCGTGCTGTTCCCATCCCACACTTTTGCGGTCGGGGTCGTCGCCCGCGGTGGTGATGCACCATATGAGTTGCTCATTCCGTGCAGCACCCGTACCAAATGTCAGCACGTCCCACAAGTCCCGCTTGGGGTGGGCGTGTAGTTCATCTATGATGACCACGGAGGGGTTAAGGCCGTGTTTGGTCGCCGCCTCTGCCGACAGCACTTTAAAGCGGCTGTGTGTGCGGAGATTCAGCATTTCCTTCGTGCTGTCTTTGATTTTGATTATCTTGGACAATACTTCGCTTTGCTCCACCATACTCTTTGCGGCGTTAAAAGCTATTGATGCCTGGTTCCTGTCTGCGGCGCCGCAGTATATCTCGCCGCCCGGTGCGTCCATGATCAGGTGATACAGGCTCAGCGCGGCGATAAGTTCGGTCTTGCCGTTTTTCTTGGCGATCTCCAAATATGCCATGTGGTACTGCCGCACGCCCTCGGCGGTCACGGTGCCGTATACGGAGTTTATGACATCTATCTGCCATGGTAAAAGTACAAAGGGTTTGCCGTAAAAATCGCCGGTATGTTTAAGGGCCTGTACAAACTCGATAACTTCGAGAGCCTTGTTCGAGTTAACCACCGTACTTGCTCAGATATGCGGCCATGGGGTCGCTCTCTGCGGCTTTTTTCGCTGCTGCTACACCCATGCGAGCACGGCCCACCGGCGACAGGCACAGCTGCTCGGCGTATTTTATGATATTCTGCCCCTCCCGGCGCATGATGGTGATATACGGGTTTTCCGTTGGCTTGCCGTCCGCCGCCCGGTATATAAGCGGGCCGTTTTGGTATTCCGCCTCGGCTTTTTGGTATATCGCCACACTCTCGCAGTAGGCAGCGAGGGCGGATATGTCCAAATCGTTAATTATCGGGGTGTCGAGCTGGCGGTAGAGCTTTACTACCCTTTTCCATTCCTTCTTCGCCCCCAGGGACAGGCTTTTGGGTGGTTTTAATTTGTCGGAGCAGCCGGTAGGTTCGCCATTCTCCCGGTTTTCCATCGTGTCTTTGGTATGCCGGTTTTTGCCGTTATCGATGAGCTTTAACGGCCTCGGCTTTCTTCCTGTCGGCATAGGCTCCTCCTTTCTCAGATGCTGTATTTGCCTATGATTTTTTTGTGTCCTTTGACGCTGTTGCAATGTATGCAGGCGGGTTGGTGATTGGCGGTATCCCAAAAGCGCGGGTCGCCCGGCCCGTCAGGCGGGTCTATGTGATCCACGCACCGCGCCACCATAGTGCAGCCATCGTCCAGCCGCAGGGCGCAGAGTTGATGTTCCGGGGCCGACAAATACCAGCGGGAGTATTTGCTCCATCGGGCATCATATCCGCGCTGCCGGGAGCTGCCCCGCCGCTCGTCCTGGGCGTGTATCTGCTCCTGCTGCCGCAGTTCGCCCGCCGTCCGGTGCTCATCGCAGTATCGTTCGGCGGTCAGCGCATTACATCCAGGGTACTGGCAAAAATGTAGGGCTCGGCTTGCCATATTGCCGCTCATCTCCCTCAAAATGCTCAAGGGCCGCTCTTCGCAGCCCTTTTGATGGTATTATTATAGCACATAAAGAGTGTGGGAAAGTGTTGAGTTTTATTTATCTCGTTTCGCAATAGGTTTTGGTTTTATGATGCGCGGTGCGGTTCGCGCACAAAAGGTTTTTGCCTTATTATTTTATTTTGTTTATCTTTTTGGTTGACTTTTTAATCTGACAGGTATATAATATAGACATAACAAGAGAGGAGATAAAAACAATGAAGTACGACATAACCTTTTCCTGCGGCCACACCCACACTGTTGACATCTACGGTTCCGCTGCCGAGCGTGAGCGTAAAGTAAAGTGGTATGAGGCAGAAGCGGTTTGTCCCGATTGTTATAAAGCCCAGAAAGATGCCGAAGCCGCCGAAGGGTGCAGCGAAGTTGAGATGAGCTACAGCGAGTATAAAACCAATTATGCGAGCTGCAAAACCAAGCTTAATAGCTACAACAAGGAGACCAAAACCATCGTGGTATATGTACCGCAGACCGAAGATGAGGCTATTGAGGCCGCTAAAAAGGCATATGTCACCTGGGCGAATACTCCGGCCGACATGATCCTTGCGAACCGGGCAGAGTATATAGCCATACATCACAAATATGTGGCCGCGTGGAATCACGCAACGCAGGATTTCAGCCGCGAGGCGTGGGGCAAACTGGCGAATTGGGAAACAGAGTATAACCATAATCACGGTTTAGCTTTTGAAATATAGCAAAGGAGGATATAAAAAATGATAACTTTTGAAACGTATGACGAGGCAGCGGAAAATTGCCGTGGTGATGAGGTTGTGGTTGAGGTTGACGGCGGCTGGGCCGTTATGTCCGTAACTGATTATCGCGTCTGGATCATGCAGGATTAACGGAGGTGAGCACATGACAGACAACACGGTTAAGGCCCTGGGCCGGGCGTATGGTATAATGGCGGCGCAGCTCCCCGAAATAGTCGGGGCGCACTGCCGGGTGCAGGCAGCTAACATGTGGCCCATCCGTGGGCTGGGTGAGGGCTTGCGGTATATGATTATTAACCGCAAACTCACCCCGGAGGTCGATAGAGCCATACGGGACGCGCTGCAAGGCGCAGAGGATATAACCGAGGACGAGCACGCGCTGCCGCTCAGCCAGCAAGGCATGTGGGAGCTTGCCTATATGCAGGGCCGGTGCGCTCCCGTGCTCAGCGACGGCGAGTATTTGCGGGATCAGCTCAAGGCCCGTGGCCTGACGTTGGAGCAGGCCGCCGAGGCCTGTGAGGTGAGCAAGGCCGCAGTGCATTCGTGGTGTGCCGGGGTCAAACCGATCCCCCACGCGCGGCAGGAGCTGCTCGCGGCAAAGTTTGGGATAATGATATAAGAGGGCTATATCAGCCCTCTTATACGGTATTCTCTTTACGCTGCTATTCTGCCTATCAGTCTGTCTACCCCCTGTCTCTCAAGGGTCTTCGCCCAATCAATCGAGACGTGCATTTGCTGCGCTATCCGCTCCCAATATCTCCCTTTTGCCACTCCGTATTTAACGTACCGCAGTCTTATTGCCTCATATTCCAGCGGCGGCAAACACATCACTTCAAATTCTATCATTCCCACCCAATGATCGAGATTTTGTAATTCGTCTTCCAGCCGTTTTTTCTTCTTTCGCAGTCTTTTTAATTCCCGCGAAGCTTTTATCACCGTGGCCGGAGTGCTGTCCGGCAGTTCAGTACCGTGCGGCAGGCCCGTAATCTGCTGCGGGTGAAGGTCGTATTGCGCTTCGATCTCCTCGTCAACGCTAATTAACAACCGTTCTTTTTCTGTCCTCGTGCGCTCTGCATTACCCCAATACATCAGCAGTCGCCGCACGGCTGCCCTTTCGTCTCGCCTTTCCCGCGTTGCTTTTTTCGGATTCAATTTTTCGCCTCCTTTTTGGATTAAAAACCGTCGTTTTTGATGTAATTTTACAAATCTTTTCGGTGACCAATTTGCCGTCGCCGTTTATTTGTAGTTTTGTTGTTTTCGGGCGCCCCATTGCCGTTCATTTTCGGAGCTTCTCAAAAATCGAAAAATTTTTCTTCCGATGGGCCGCCCCGGTACCACGGAGGGTTGTTTTAGCTTTTTGATGCCCCCCTCCCCTCTATTTCGGCCTGTTTCCTCCGGCACAGGTCGCCGTGTTCCCCCACCGGCGGGGTTGTCCCCGAACCCTCCAGCGCTTTTCTCTGTCATTCATTTCAACACTTCTTTCCGTGCTTATATGGTCTGCCCTTGTTGTAGAGCATTTTCTCCCGTACAATGCCTTCCACATCCAGTCCCTCATGCCCGAACCAATCCAGTATGCGGATAAGACAGTCTGCCATCTCGGTGGCTATGCCCTCGGGCTTGCCGTCCTCGTTTGTCCATACCATGGGGCGCCCGGCGCGGTACTCCTCCACCGCCTCTGAAAGCTCGCTATGGCACAGGGCAGCGATCTCCAGTAGGTTGCGAGGCTCGTCCCACCAGCCATGAGCAACGGCGTTTTCGTGTATTTCCTGCGCCAGCTTGTACAGCGGCTCCTCGTTGTTGTGGATCGTTATCATTTTTCTCCCTCCCATATCAGCGGCCTTCCCTCTGCATCTACCATTACGCACACGCCGCCTTGGTATACTTTTAGGTATTGTATCCCCGTGAGGTTATCGACATATATCGTATACAATGCACCCGTTTCCAGCGTTCGCAGTCTGTAAGTACCAGCTTCGGCCTTTCCGCACCCGCACAGGGCGAGGGTCAGCAGGGTTAATATTGTTATTGCTATTATTCGTTTCATTTTTCCTCCTTCGGCGGTTCTGGCAGCGGCATCCAGTGAGTAACGCCCTCTGTAATTACCTCGTCAAGCTCTACGTCCACAAATCCCTCTTCACAGACAAATGCCATTGTAACGGCATTAACATAATCAATTTTGCTCGTTACCTTTATTGTGCAGCAAACTAAAACATAGGCCCCACACTCCGGCAGTTTGTCCTTAACGTTTATCCAGTTCATTAGTTTCCTCCTTCGGGGGCTCCGGCATGGGCATCCACGCAATAACAGGATTACCTTTAAACCATAGTCCTTCAAACTTTTCTATGGGATATACAAGCCCCAGTATGTCGATGTCACTGCTGCCGGCATCGTAGTAATACCACCATTCCGGCAATAATTGTCTCATGCGTATCTCGCCGCGAAAAATCTGTCCATCTTGCAGCAGGATAATCACCGGTTCCTTTTCTTCTGGTAGTCTGTCTCTCACTTTAATCCAGTTCATTAGTTTCCTCCTTATCCATTTTCGCACCGCAGTTGGGGCAGTAATTTTCTGCTATGGCTGTTCTCCTTCTGCACTCTGAACATCTGTATGTTTTTCTAAAAACAGGAATATCACCTCTATGTGTAGGTTTCCAAAACGAGCTATCAATGCCTATCCACCGTCCATGCACCATAGGGGCATAATCCACCATTTCTTCATACGGGCAAGGCCCTTCACTGCAATAACCACCGGTCTTTTCACATACCCCAGCGTGTTGTTCGTGTATGCAGAATTTAGACATCGGCTGCCTCCTCATTGTCCCCGGCTAATACGCAATCTGTGATCCATATTCTAAGCCGTTCCTTAGCCGCTTCTCGCTCTATGTACTCTTTACTCATTTGCCTCCTCCGGCTTGCTTACACCATCGAAAATGCCCAAAATCTGTTGGAGCAATTCAATCTGCCCGTTTCTGTGACCATAGCGATACCCGGTTGTATACGTTTCGGCCGTGTCTCCGCTGTTCTTGTCTTTTTCTGCAACGAGTGCCTGATACTTAGCCCTCAAATCTTCAAGCTCCACAGCCGGAACAACATCGGCAGCGGGTGCAGTTGCCATCAATTCCCTTGCTCTACCCGGTGGGCCAACGTGCTCTGCATCGTATCGAGCAAGCAACGCTGCTCTGCTGATGTAGTCAGTGTCAGTGTCTGTGTGGGATTCTGTGATCTCGAATTCCTCTGCAAACCAATTAAACACATTATCGAGGTAGTACGAGCCAAACCCAATATGGTATTCCTTATCCGTTGGGTCAAAGTATTCAATGTTGTAATATGGCTTTGCAGGTGTCCCTTCCACAATAATTCTGGCGAATGATGTTTTTATTTTGTGTTTGTGCTCATCTGCACTCGCTGTGTATGGCTTTGGGTAATCCAAATAAGGTGGGTAGTTTTTTGCTTCGTCCATAATCATTCTCCTTTTTTGCCACTCTGTAAATAGTCCTCATTACCGCCTTTCAACATCAGTTCTGCTAAGTCACAAGCCGCCAGATATGTCTTCTCGTGGATTGTTCCGGCGTGTACTTTTTTAACCCGCTCCTTAAATGCCGCCATATCCGAAAACCAACACCCGGCGCGGACAAACATATTGCCGTTATCGTCTATGTAAAAATAGGCTTTTCGGTTTTTACTGCCTATCCTATCCACAGCGACATAGCGGCCATTTTTCACTGCGCCGTTTTCGTAGCTGCACCGCTCGCCAAAGCTGCACCCCTTGCCAAAGCTGCACCTCTCGCCAAAGCTGCACCTCTCGCCAAAGCTGCACCTCTCGCCAAAGCTGCACCCCTTGCCAAAGCTGCACCCCTTGCCAAAGCTGCACCACTCGCCAAAGCTGCACCATCATTCAGATCGGAAGAG